CCGCGGTGGTGACCACTCCGGCGAGGACAGGCAGGGGTAGGTTGTTCAGCGCGTCGGAGAAGCCGCTGAGGAAACCGATCACCACGGGCCCGAGCGGGGCGAAGGCGGAGAGGATGTGCCCGGCGGTCAGGACGAGGTTCTCGATCAGGTGCATCACCGAGGGCAGGTTCTCAACCGAGTAGTTGATGAACTGGGTGAAGCCGTTCGTGCCGTTGAAGCTGAACAGCCACGTCACGAACTGGGAGAGTTCTTCCTGCCCGGCCTGCAGGAGCGGGTTCATGGTCTGGAGCCCGTCCAGAACCCCGCGCAGCGCCGTGTTCCCCATCGTGCCGAGGGCAGCGGAGGCGGAGCCGACCATGTCGGTCAGGAACGGCATCCGGGCATTCACGTCGGACACGGACCGGTTGAAGGTGGAGAGCATGGCGTTCGCGGAGGTCCCCGCGAGGTCATCCAGGTTGCCCTTGAGGGAGGACAGGCCGGCGGCGTAGGTGTTGCCGACGGAGTCGCCGACCTCCATGGCCTGCTTGATGCCCATGATCGCCAGGACGCCGGAGACGCCCATGACACCGAACGCGGCACCCAGGCCCACTGCCGCGCCGGCGACGGGTGCGGCGGCCGCCACAATGGCGGGGGCGAGGCCCAGGAGGACCTGCAGGCCGGAGATGCGCCGGTTGTTGGACCGGATGGTCTTCTCGTCCGAGGCGGCGACTTCCTCGTTCGCGAGGACCTGTTCCTGGGACTTGCGGATCTCTTCGGCTTTCGCCGCACTCAGGGCCTTGGTGGCGGCCATGAGTTTCAGTTCGGACGCTTCGGCGTTCCGGTCCGCCCGCGCCGCGGCTTCGGTGGCGGCGGTGAGCTGCAGTTCGGTGGCGCCGCGCTTTTCCTGCATGGCCCGCAGCCGCTCATTCGCGACATAGGAGGTGGAGGCGGAGTTGGCGGCCTGCCGGGTGGCGACTTCGAGGCGCTGCTCGGCGACCGCGACCTGGGAGAGTTTCGCCAGGGCCGGCCCGACGTTCGCGTCGACCTTTACCGTCGGTTCGAGCGCGCCGACCTCTTTGGCTTCGGCCTTCGCCTCGGCCATTCCCCTTTTGAAGTCGGAGTCGTCAACGGTGAGTTTCGCGTCGATGCTGCCGGTGGTGGTTGGCCCGCTCATGGGTTACTCTCCCTGCTGTGTCGGTTCGTCGTCGGGTCGGAGGGCGCGCCACAGGCGGGACTCGGTCTGCAGCAGCCCGTGCACCAGATCCCGGAACTCGGCCCAGGAGGGCGGGTCGCGGTGGAGGCGGATCCCGTACTCGGAGGCGAAGTCAGCGACGATCAGGGTGTGGTGGGTGAGGATTTCTTCCCACGTGACCGGGGTGCCGGTGTCTTCGGGGCGTTCGTACCAGTCCCAGAGGCCGGTGGCGGCGTCGTAGTCGCCGCGTCCGTGGGGGTCATCTGGGCCTGTTGGAGAATCCGGGCCAGTTCCTCCACCGCCGCTTTTGGGGCGCCGTTTTCCCACACTGCCTCTGCGGTGTCGCGGCCGTGCTGGAAGTCGGCGATCCCGGCCCACAGGGCGCGGTCGATGACGGCGAGGGGGACGCCGTCGGCGAGCATCTGCTCTTTCGCGTCGCCGAGGATGATGTCGGTGAGGTCGTTGATGGACAGGTCCGCGCCGCCGGTGTAGGAGGCGTGGATCCTGAGCCCGTCGGCCATGGAAATCACGGGGAGCGGGTAGGTTTTGCCGCGGACCGGGATGATCAGGGGGCCGATGATGTCTTCGTAAGGGCGCAAAGCCATGGTGAGAGTCCTTTGTGAGAGTGAGGTGTGAGAGTTGGGGGTGGTACGGGGGCGGGCCACTCTCACGCAACCCGCCCCCGGGTCTTGGGGGCACGAAAAAGCGGCCCGCTGGTTTCCTGCGAGCCGCTTTCGTTGGGGCGGTATCTAGTTCTTGCCGTTGCGCTGCTTCCAAGCCGCGTAATCGATCTTGCTCTTGACCTTCATGCAGGCCTTGCACCGGTCACGGTATCGCGGTCCACCGTCTGCTGACTTGTAGAACCTGCGGTAGACGTTGTCTTGGGTCAGCTCGTGACCCTTTGAACAGTGGGTCCTATGCGTGCTCAGGTGGGTCTTGTGCCTCAGTGAGTCACGCATGTTTGAGTGGTGCGTTCCGTAACGGAGATTAGCGAGCCGCGCATCAGCAATGTCGCCGTTGAGGTGGCAGACGTCAAATCCGGATGGGCGAGCCCCTAGGAATGCGTCAGCGACAAGATGGTGGACGTATTTGCCGGTCATGACTGCGTTCACAGACAAGGTAACGCGAAGATATCCTCTACCCGCTTGACTGGCCTTGAGGATATTCCCCTTAGGGAGGCGCCGGACTCGGCCCCAGTCGGAGACTTCGTAGACAGTTTCGTAGCCTGCAATAGGCTTCCATGCCTCGGAGGGTGCGGTAATATCAGGCATATCGAATCCTTCCCGATTCGGTCATGCCCCCGGCTGTTGACGCAGCGCGGGGGTCTCCCATAAGTATACCGGAGACCCCCGCGCCGTGGGCTATACTACGCGCCCCTCGTGTAGACATAGGCGGTCGAGACGCCGGCGGCGTTCGTGACCGTGATGTTCGCCGCGCCCGCAGTGCCGGCCGGGACAACAGCCTCGATGAGGGAGTCGGAAATGACGTCCCAGGTCGTGGCGTTCGTCGCACCGAACTTGACGCCGGTCGTGGCGATGGTGCCGGTGAAGTTCGCGCCCGTGATCCGGACCAGCGTGCCCACAGCGGCACCGGACGGGGTCGCGGAGGCGATCACCGGGACAGCGGCGGCAGCGTACGGGTTGCTGATGTCGGACAGGACGCCGTCGCCCTTGAATGAGGCGGTGACTTCCTCAACATCGGCGACGCCGGTCTTGGACTGGTTCCAGTCCACCAGGGCCCGGCCGGACTTCGCGCCGGCGGCACCGTTGCGGTCATACCAGCGGATGTACACGCGGGCCTGGTCGCCGAACTGGAACTGCGCGGCCCGGACAAGCTCCTGACCCGGGTCGAACACGCCCGCCGTGGTGGGGCGGTTGGCCTTGATGGTGACTTCCCACGCGGTGAGGGTCTTCTCGAAGCTGTCGTACCCGGCGTTGTCGTACGTCGCGGTGGACTGGGTGGTGGAGTTCTCCTTGGGGGAGAAGTCCTGCATGCCCTTGAAGGGCAGCCAGGTGGTGCCGTCGGTGCTGACATCGACTTTAAATCGGCGGGCCAGAGAAACTGACATTGGGGTGCCTCCTACGGGGCTGTTTCGGGCAATGAAAAAGCCCCGTAGGCGGTCTACGAGGCTAGAAGGGTGAAGCTATTCAGTTAGGGTCTGTGGCGGCTACTGCGGGGCGCGTTCCGCCTCCACGGTGGTCCGGCGGACGACGGGCCGGGCCGCGAGGTAGTCGATGGCAGCGGCGAGCCTGTACACGCCCGTGATGGCCTGCCATGCGCCCACGGCACTGACGGCCAGCCCGACCCAGAACAAGCCGAGCAGGGCGAGCAGGGCGCCGGCGGCGGAGACGGTGAGGCCGGTGGCGAGGGTGACGGCGGAGGGGCGTGGCTTGTTCATTCCCGCATCATACAGCCGGGGGCCGGTGATTAACAGATCACCATTCCCCGCCGTCGGGCCGGTTGGCCGTGGGGGGAGTGTCGAGGTCGACGTCGAACTGTTCGACCACTTCCATGCGCCGGTTTGCGTCCTGCACGAGCGGGACGGTGTTGCGGTGCAGGATCTGGATGACGTTCGCCGTCCCGAATGGGGTATTGCGGATCCCGTGGATGAGGTCCCGGAGCGCGGCGCCGGTGTCGGCAGCGTCGAACGGGTCCCCGGCAGGGCCCCGGATGTGCGCCTCAAGCAGGCCGCGTTCCATCGGGATCATGGTGGCGAGGACCATGGGGGTGTAGTTCAGGACGATGCACCTGTCCGGGGACTGCGGCCACACGCCGAACACGATCGCGTTATCCGCAGCATCGTAGACGCCGGCTGGTTTGTAGACGGCGATGGCGGTGTCCGAGATCATCTG